TATCAAACACTTCAGCAATAGATCTTGCAGCCCATATCTGTGGTCTAACATTAGTTTCTTTTTCTATTGCAGTTAGTAAATCTCTTTCTTCTTGCACTAATTGTTTTTTCATCAGGTGTGCTTTGTCTATGTCTACTCTTACACCTTTAAACTTCATGTCTACAAGACAAGGAAAGAGTTCTGTTTCTAAATCAAAAACATCTTCAAGATCTTGATGGATAATTTCTTTCTTCATCTCTTGCCACAAACCTAGTGTAATCTCTGCATCACGTTCAGCGTAAGATCCTACGTGCATGGATGGCAACTTGTACATCTCAGACTTTGGATCTATGCCCCACTCAGATGCAGCTTCAGCTAATGCACCTTCATTCTTACCATAGCCAAGATAGTGCCAAGACAAACTGTTAAGATCGTATCTAAATCTATTCTCATCCGTAATGGCTGCAGCTATCATTGTACAAACAATGTCACCGTTTATTTTAAAACCTAATTGTCTTAACCAACAGACGTCGTACATTGCGTTGTGAAATACTTTTGTTGATGGCGCTTCTAAAATATCTTTGAGCCACTCTAAAACTTTTTTACGATCCATGTTTCCTCCACCTTCGTGTGCGATAGGGAAGTATCCTTTGTAGCCATTAGCAGCTACAGCAATACCGATAACATCGCCGTTACCAATTACAGAGCCAGATCCTTTTTCTTTTAAGTCTGGATCTTTAGTTTCTAAGTCAATGGCTATCTCTTCTACTTGTCTAAGATCTGGAAACTCTGTTGGAATATTCCACTCTGTTTGTGCTTCAAACTTAGGTATTCTCATTGTCATCCTTTTTTAGTGTGAACCCTGGTGGTAAAGGTTTTGTGGTGGTGTCTTCTGAATAATCTCTTTCAATAATCATTTCTATAAAGTGTATTGCTTTCAATAAATCTTGTTTCTTTCCTTTATCGCGATGTCTTATTATGTATTTGATAGCACATCCTTCCGGATATAACAACTCGTTCTCAACTACAAACTTGCTCGGCTGAATTTTATACTTTTGATAATGGGATCCTCCGTGTTGCTTATCCCAAACTTTCGATGTCATAACTTCTCTCCTTATTTTTTCCTGCAATAAAATACAGATTTTGTTTTGCTCGAGTTACACCAACGTACCAGACCCTATGCTCTTCATCCTGCTTCTCTAAGCTTCTTTGTAATGATTCTAAAGTACGTTTGGACATATCTAATACCAGTAAAACATTGTCAGCTTCTCCACCCTTGGCTGCGTGTATGGTAGATAACTTTACTCTTGGTTTACTGCTTAATGGTTCTTTTCTTTCTAACATCTTTCTTATGTATAAGCTGTCATCCATATCTAATTGTAACAACTCATACCATTTTAAATCTTTATCTATCTCTTCTATAGTTTGATATTCTGTGTATTCTAAAATATCTTTGATCTCTGCTTCGTTTAGATCCTCACCTTTCACGTATCGTGTCCAGTTAATAATAGTTTTGTATAGTTTTTCAGAAAAACTTTTCTTGTTTTTGTATTCATAATAGACGCCCATAGCCTGTAGGTCTGGCATTAGATTAATTAATCTGTAATTTGTTCTAGCTAATATTAACCAGTTGCCATCTTGCACTGGTATCTCTTGAAGTGAATAAGACTCAGGGTATATGTTCCCTGTTTCCTTACGCGGTTGCCATGTTTTTAGTATTCGTCTCTCGTCAGGAATACGGTCTAATATTTTATTAGCTATAGATTGTATGCTTTGTGGAACACGATAGGATTTTGGTAATACAATCTCTTTACCAGGTTCTTTTTGAAATCGTTCTACATCAGCTCCTGCCCAGCCATAAATAGCTTGATCGTCATCACCAGCTAAAACAATATGCTTTGATTTCTTTTTAAGTTCGTCATACATCTTCCATTGTATGGGTGATAAATCCTGTGCTTCATCGATAAATACAACATCAAACGTTGGACAAAGATCATCAGCACGATCAATAAATTTTTGTATCATGTCGTTGAAGTCCACTAGTTTGAATGCTTCTTTTCTATTATCTAATTCTAATTTTAAAATCTTAACAATCTCAAAGTCTAGATCTTCAGAATACATATTGCTGTTAAACTCTTCTTCAATAGATATATTTTTTATCTTAGCTGCAGATATTAATTTAAAGTATTCACTATTAGAATCAACAAAACCTGTGCTGTCCTCACCGTTTGAGAATACAGATACTTCAATACCAACTTCTCGACCAATGGCTGCGTAGTCTTCGTTCTGCATGACGTTACTTCTTTTCATACCTAAAAGATTAAATGCAAAAGAATGTAGTGTTTGAAAGTATGGTAAATCTTTATCTTCTAACTCTGGGTGTTTGTCTAACATTCTGCCTTTTGCTTCGCCTGCAGCTTTTTTAGTGAAAGCAAAATATCCTATTCGGTGTAATGGCACACCAAACTTAACCAGTGTTCTTACATAGTGTAATAGTTTTGTAGTTTTACCTGTACCAGGAGGACCCAAGATTTTTCTAATCATATGATCTCCTTATCGTAATTAATTTTATTGTGTAAAATTTTTACGCTTTGAAACTTCTCTATAGATATTTTAATTAAATGTTTTGTTGGTGTATTGTATTCACCTTTCTTTTGTGATGGAAATCTTTTCTCTTCAATAAATTCTACATTGCAATCTTTATAAAACTCCTGTATCATTACGCCCGTTTTATCTTCCGGATACTTCCATCCACTATTCTTCAGTTTGTTATAGAAGTTAGCAAATTTAAAATAAGCAAAGCCATCATCAATCAACACACCACCAGACTTAAAGCTGACATCGTTCTGTGCTCTTGCACCGTTTATCTTTTGATGAAGTTGATCGTGTAATTTTTCTTTTGGTGTTGTGCCTATCGGCGGATCCTGCACTGTTAATGTTCTATATAAATCTTCTAGAACCTTTTGATCATCACCAGACTTAATCATAGGTGGTGGGAACCCTGCATACTTTGATATCGCGTTACGTCTTTTCCTTTGATCGTTAACGTGTTCTACATTCTTACAATGGACCGTTCTTACATCTTCACCATCGGGTAGTGTCACATCAAATGTGTATTCTGCATCCGGTTCTAAATCAATCTTGACTAAATTAGTAAGGATTGGATAGCTGCCTTTAGATCCACACAGCACACCAAACTTTCTTTTTACACAGATACCTTTCTTACAGTAATCACTGATAGGACTTTGTGTGCATGTATATCCTTTGTATGTATCCCGCCATGATTTTAGTTTAGCTTTTAATTTATTTTTATCCCATGCGTGTGCATTGGCACCTGAGAAAAATTTTACAGGTGCATCCATAACCATCTGCTCCCAGTTCTCCTCATACTTTAGTTTTACAAAGACATGATAGTTGTAAAGAAATCTATCTTTACCATCGAAGCCCTCTTCTTTTGTTAGTTTAGATAGTTCAGCTAGACATGGTGGACCCTCTCTAAATATGTCATCAACACCCTGCATAGCTATTGCATCGATACTGTCTGTTATTTTTTTCAGATCTTCTTCTGCAACAAGATTAGCTTGTATAACTTTCATAAACTCCTCGAAAGAAAATTTAGTTCCGTCTATATTTAAAGCTATTCTTTCTGACTTTTTAAAATAAGGTAGATTAATAAAATTACCTTTACTTATTTTTCCTGTCTCGGAATCTTTTACTAGTCGTGTTTGTTTTGGAAATATTTCTGTGTCGTATTTTAATTTAAATAGTGGCAACAGATTACTTAGAAAAGATCTTAATACTGTTGCGCTAACAAAATCTTTTAAGAATATGTAAAGATGCATACCACCACTTTTAGATAGCACCGGTATTAATGGTAAATCAAACTTCTGTATTGTATCAAAAAACTTTTTACGGTCGTACTTCTCATAATCTTTGAAGTCGACATCGATGGCACCAAACCTTGCCAGTCCATCCTTAGTACAAGGTTGGATACCGATCGACCTTTCTCCAGCCAGGTGATCGTTGTAGACTTGGTCTGTTATGTCCTCATCATTCCAACGATAACTTGGTTTCTGCTTCTTGGTAATTGGATCTATCTCAAGGCGACTCATGTCGGCTTGACCATACGCAAGATCATACCCAGCGAAATATTTAGAAAATAAATTATCCATAATTATTTAAAGGGCGGATCCAGTCTCCCATCACCGCCCTTTCTCCCTAACGAGGAAGTCCTAAATAATCGAATCCTTTTCTTCTGATTCATTTCCATGTTTGACTTTTACTTGTCCTTTGGAAATGTTTTCAGAGAACGCTTTCGCTTGTTGGTAAAGAGCTGCGTCTTCTATTGGACCCACCTTATTTACTTTCCAACCAAACCAAGTACCTTTATCATTTGACATTTGAGTTGTTGCTAGATTGTAAATATGACTAAATGCAGGTGGTTGATATAAATTACCACTCTTGCCTTTTAGTCTTAGGCTTGACAACATTGAGTTCCAATTTCTACTTACTTTTAGTTGAGTAGATTTCATCGTAATCAACGCTGTGCATGGGCTGTCACCAGTTACAATTACATAATGACTCGCAGTTTTTTCTACGTAATTACCATTTGGTAATCTGTCTTTGTAATTTGCATCCGGTTTTGTTTTACTGATTATGTCAGATGTAGACGG